GTTTACAGGGTTAGGATTTGCAACAAATGAATTAGATGCTTACATCATCAAAGATATTAGACCGAGTGGGCAGCCCTTAAAAAATGTCCTTGATCGATTGATTGAATTTACTGAAGGAAATTGGCGCGTTGGTCACGTAGAAGCAATGTTACCAGCAGTAACTGCAACTTTTTACTATGTCTCTGTAAAAGAAGCGTTGAAAGAATTGCAAACCTTAGGTATGGAATTTGTCTTTAGGTGTTCTTTGAATTCTGATGGAATAAAGGATAAATGGATCGAAGTATATGAACAAATTGGTGAAGAATCGAATACACGTTTTGTATATGGTAGTAAAGCATTAACAGTTGTAAGAGAGATAGATAGAAGCTCAATCTCAACTTCAATGATAGGTCGTGGGCGAGGCGAAGAGGTTGGTGACGGATACGGTAGAAGAATTGAATTCACTGATGTTGAATGGAAAAAGTCGAATGGTGATCCTTTAGATAAGCCTAAAGGCCAAAATTGGCTTGAAGATCCGGAAGCAACTCAAAAGTATGGGATACCACAAAAAGATGGATCAATGAGAAAACGAGAAACCGTAGTAGTGTTTGATGATATAGATGATCCAACAGAATTACTTAAAAATACTTATTCAACCTTAATCGATTCTGCTAGACCGTTAGTACAATTCAAAGCTGAAGTCACTGGAGGAGATGTGATAGGAAATACAGTGACTATTCACAGATACGATAAAGGTTATCACTATAAAACTCGTATTTATAAAACTACATTCAATCGGCTTACCGGTCAAACGAATATCGAACTAGGGGATAATTTAACACAAGATGTTAGAAAACAAACGGCTTCTATTGTCAATAATATTAATAGTTTAGAATCTAGCAAAATGACATTTTACGAATCAACAGAGATTGGAAAATATCAAGATGACATTATGCGAGGCGCAGGAGATAATGGCGGTTCTATTTATTGGGTAAATGGAATTGAATCTGGTGTTAGTGATAGTAGAGAAATCTATGAAACTGTTTATATGGATGGACCTAACATTCCTAGATCACGCTTTTTTATGGTCCAAAATAACTCAGGAATATCTTTCAAACAGTGTAAAAAAGGTGAATGGCAAACAATCCAAGATGTACACAATGGCGATAGCACGACCGCGTGGACGTTGGATGGAACTTTCAATGCTAATTTTATTAAAGCAGGAATTCTTTCAGGTATTCTCGTGCAAGGGGTAGCTTTAAAGACATTGGATGATAAAGATTTCCAATTAGTGGCAGAAGGAGGACAACTTTCTTTTGAAAAAAAGGTCATTTCAACTGGGCTTGACGATGTTCACGGAGAATCGCTTGGATCCATCGTAGCGACTTATGGAGGCGGAAAAATAAATGGGTTTGCTGTATGGAAAGAACCAAACTATATTTTTTCCATTAACGCTGGGGACGGCGGCGATCGAGGAAATCCTGTTTTTCAAATTCCAGCAGATGTTACTGCTGATAAGCGTAAATATAATCTTTACGGTGATGGTAAATTTTCAAAAGGGAATATAACCATGGATGGCCGTCTAGATGTCAAAGAATTATATGTGAATGGCGTTAAAATCGATACAAACGGTGGTGGCAATAATGGAGGAGACAATACTGGAGGAAACGATAACGGTTGGAATGGACAATATCCGCCAGAAGTAACTACTGACAGGGATAAACGTTATTGGCAGATCTGGACAATGGCAATAGGTGCTGGCTTTACTAAGCAAGCTGCTGCAGCTTTACTTGGCAATGCACAAGGAGAATCAGATGCTAATCCAACCGCCGATGAGGGCAATGGCGCACCAGGATTCGGTTATGGTGTATGGCAATGGACGGATTCCACAGGCGCAACTAGCGGACGTGTTTACATGATCAATTTAATGACAAAGGCTGGCATCAGTGATGATCCAGACACGATCGCGGCGCAGTTTAAATTGTTGATGTGGCATGCGCCAAATGGTCAATGGATCGCAACTAGCGCTTATCCTTATACATGGACACAATTCATGAATCTGACCGATATCAACACAGCAGCACAAGCATTCGTGGCTAACTTTGAACGTCCACGTGATCCACATCCAGAACGGACGACATGGGCACAAGAATGGTACGACAAATTCAAAGATTTGGAAATTCCTGCATCAAAAGGATATATAAAACCAATTGCAGATCCAATCAGAGTGACGAGTGAATTTGGCTGGCGCACTTCTCCAATTACAGGCGCACAAGAATTTCATAACGGTATTGACCTTGTAAATGGAAATCCTAATACACCTATTTTTGCATCAGCAGATGGCGAAGTGATTGTTGCAGGTGATGCAAATTACTTTGACTGGTATGGAAATTGGACAGTGATTAAACACGCTGATGGAATGTATACAGGCTACGCACATCAAAGCCGAGTAGACGTCTCAAAAGGTCAGAAGGTAACTGCTGGTCAGCAAATTGGACTGATGGGCACTACTGGACCGTCAACAGGAGAACATTTACATTTTCAATTTATGGATGAGTTTTATCCATCATCGGCAGCACATTTTCATAATGCAAGAGATTACATCGATTTCTAAAGGAGGGATAGTCGTGGCAGAAACGCAACATAAAATGGTCCTATCCACCACCGAACCAAATAACGGAATAAATTTGGTTCGGATTCGGCAAGGGGATGCTTTAACGCAAAAGTTCGTTGTTGAAGTGGTGGAACATGGCAAACTAAAAACATTCGATGGCCTAGTGCCATTTTTTATTAATACAACAAAATTTGGCGAAAACCAACCTGTTGAACAAAAAGTACAAGAATACAGTCCAGGACAAGCAAGGCTTGTTTATACGTTAAGTGAGCCTGACTGGCAATGGGGCGGTGAAAACACCGCACATTTCAGTTTCCGATCACTTAATGGTGATGGAACTTGGAGTGAACAATTTAGCACACAGGATTTTACCTATCGAGTCATTTCTGGAATATCTAGAAGCCAGTTACGTGATTCTGGCTATGTGTGGACCTTTGAAGATTTGCTAAGAAAATTCAAAGATTACATGGATCAGGGCAAAAATGACTGGGAGCAGTGGTTAGAAGATAATCGTGAAATACTGGAAAATATCGATCCAGGTGGTACGATCATTAACATTTTGAATGAAGCAAAAGGAGATTATGACAGTTTAGCCGCTCGCTTAGACGACATTCAAAATAAAACATTCAATGTTCCTAAAGGTGCAGAACAAGTGCCAATCAAAAGAGACAAACTTTTCTACGACAGAGGCGCGTATAACTGGGTTCGTCCTACTAACTTAGATACAGTGATCGCACAAGCGGACAAAACTAAGTTTAACATGGGATTTATGACGGATATCCACGTCGATTCACACGAGCAATTCTTAGATCACTTCGACCAGAAAGACAAAACAGAACGTCGTTGGAGCATTGTCGGACAATTCAGGACGCTAGAAACCTTTGCGGACGCGATGGTGTACGGCGGGGATAATATCGACGGATACAGTGGAGGAACAGCGTCGGGTATTTACCCTTATACCGAACAAGAAAGACGCGCGAAGAACTTACACGTGTTGAAACGCTTTGCTAGCGTAGCGACAGCAGGCGCAGAAGTTCCGATCATTCTTTGCCGTGGTAACCATGAAACAGGTAAAATCCCATACGCAAATGACGGACGTTCGCGGCTTGATTCGTTGACAGGTTCGGATATTGCCGTAGCATATGATAGCCGTTACGGTCCTACTTTGTTCCCTAGTAAAAAAGTTGCAATTTATCGTATTGACACCGACGATTTCGAAGACGCTACGAACTCGCAAGGAAAATTCATCGAGTTTTCTGGATATTACAATGGCGCTGAGTTCCCTCATGGAAAACTAGGACAAAACCAATTGCATGCCTTTGGACAATGGTTAGAACAACTTGATAGAAGATATCACGTTGTAATTGTAGGACATGTACCTATGGAAAGAGAAAACGACGTAGCAAACGTGACGAAACTAGGAACCTTACTAGACGGCTTCAAACAAGGAGCAAGCGTAACTATTGATTACAATACAATGAACGGTTACAACCCGAGTCCTATGGGACAAAAGACTTACAACTTCGCAACAAAAGGACGCGGAACAGTTGCGGCAATCTTTGCGGGGCATTGGCATTATGAAACAGTGAAATATTTAGGTACAACGCAAATCATTGTAGGAACAAAAGCCTTCCCTTCCGAAGAGGAATACAACACAGCGAATGAAGCGGGTTTCGCAAACGTGCAAATTGATACGGCAAAACGTACGATCAAAGTACAAGGTGTGGGCCACTACACTAACCGCAATTTCACGTATTAGGAGGTTTAATCAGTGGAAAAAGAAGTTAAAAAATTGCAAGAATCTGTCAAATGGATTTTACAACAATTGGAAATTCATTTCGACGGCACACCACAGCAAGCACACGTAGACGCTACGCCGTTAAATGCCGGCTTTTGTACGCCAGAAATCGCAATGAACGCGCGTGGTATTGCTTTGAAGGATAATGAGCTAGGCTGGAAGTATACTAACGTGTACGACGTTCCACCGGGCTTTTATGCCACCACTAACCAATGGTACAAAAACGGGCAAATAACGATGTTCGGCGATGGTTCGATCATGCTACTAGGCGTCATGCAAGAACACAACGAGCGTAAATTGATTTGGGCTTCGGACGGTTACGGCGGAAACATCTACATCGCGCGCACGCATGGTAAGGACGGCGGCTACAATAGCCCGGGTTTCCGTAAAGTCATGACAACCTTCGAACTATTCAAAGGTGAAAAGCACGGCGTAGGTACAACGATCGACTTAAACGATAGTATGAAACATTACACTTCCGTTCGTATTCACATTCAAGGTTGGGGCGGTCAGGTGTACGAAGCAAACAACGTGACTGGGCCAGTTGTCATGTTCACTAACTTATACGACGACGCAGGCGGTATGGAAATGTATGAGTTGAAATTAGAACGTGTGACGGATACAAGCTATAAAATCGTGCGTTCTGCGCAAGTAGCGATCACTGAAAAAATGAACTACCACAAAAACACAAACGCAGAAATCCAAATTGTCAGAATAGAGGGTGTGAAATAATGGCGCATATCATTAAAAAAGGGCCTATCAAAGTACCTACACAACCTAAAGACTTTGATTTGCAAGCAACGGGCCTTGTGTTTAAATCATACGATAACCAAATAGCGCTAGAGTTTAACGTCTTACAACAAGACGGCGCGCCGGCGGACTTGTTAGGCGCTAACTTGCGTTTATTGATGTTTATCTATGACGAAGTAGATGGGGCAATTAAGAAAGAGCCAATCCCTTTTATCACGAAAAACCTCATTACTGAAAGCTTCTTAAACGGACACGTCGTGTATATCTTGCCAGAAGCGATGAAAGCTTACAACGGCATGGTAGAAGCCTATGTCTATATCGAGTATCCGGACGGATCAACAAGTGATAACTTAGGCTTCACCTTCCGTATGAAGCGTTCAACAATCGACGGACTAGCGCAAGATAAAGCAGACTATTTTATTGCAGACTTTCAACAATTACTTGATGGAGTCAAACAAGAAGCAACAGATGCAGTAAATGAGGTACTTGAGCATGCCAATCAAAAGATTACGGAGTACGATCAGAAATTTCAACAGACAGCGCAGAATATCGCTACGCTAGATCAAAATTTCACCGAGTTGAGAAACGACATGAAGCTGTCCGAGGCTTGGGCGTGGAGTAAGGATGGGACTGATAGGTTTACAACTGTTTACCCCGGGGAGAACTATGTATTAAAATCAAAGGAACCATATACCGCTACTGGTAACGGGGGAAGTAATCAATATCCAGTATCAATCAATAATATCCCGTTAAACCCAGATATCCTTGGCAAACAAGCAACAATCCAATACAAATTGACTATCTCCAATTATGTATCCGGGAACAGTGTGGATTTGAAGATGTACGATGCAGTCGGTATATGGTCTACTCACGGGGGGAAACTTGATATATCCGGCAACGGCACTTGGTTAATCCAATGGAAAGGCACGTTACGTCCGCTAAAAGAAGGGGGAAGGCCTGAACTCGACTTCTTTACCAATTTGAAAGCCGACATTTTAATCGAAGAACTGCGAATCAATGAGGGTACAGAGTATCAAATTTACACTCCCGCTCCATCAGAAGACCCACTAAACGCCTACCCGCAATACCGAGGGTTAGCCTTACTTCCGAGTGACCTTCCTGACGACTACAGTTGGGATATCACACCTGAATATGCTGAAAAAGGCTTGAATGATTCTGTGAGCTTAACTGAGCCACAATCTGTAGATGGAACTAAGAATTTTTTAGAAACCCCTCTAGTTAATGGAAAAAATGTACTGGTAGAAGAAAAGCCGTTGCCTTATGAAGCGTGGCATTCAACAGGAACTGAACTACCTGGAACTCCTAATAAAGCTCGGTTAATTATTGGACCAGTAGCAACCACCATTGGAGCAAAATTGAATCGATCTATGAAGGAGAATCCGTTGACTTGGAATTATGGAAAATGGCAAGCAACAGCTAATCGAGATTGTACTTTGTTAGTAGAAGGGTTAGTTAGATGTCAGTTTGGCGGATCAACAGCTGGCCAGTATGGTTATATTACTTTTTATAAAGACGATGCCCAAACTAGTCCTATTGGTTTCGCAGGTGGTGTTGGTATAAATGGAACTGCATTGCAATGGAAGCATGGGCTTCACTTTAGTAGAATTTTCGCGTTGAAAAAAGGAGAGTACTTCAATATCACTTTTGAAACTCAGGATGGTAAGAAGTTAGATTTTTCTCAAATAAACACGCTGCACATTATGGAAATAGAATCTTAGATTAAAGGAGTGAAATAAATGAAAAACATTTGGAAATATGGACGTACTGGCGGAGAGTACGCAGGAAAAGTATTGGACGACATGCTTGTATCCGTTCCTTACACGGATCAGCCACCGCTTGAAGGGATTCGTGCTGATGGCGAACCGCTAACGATCGCTGATCAGATGTTTGATCCTAAACTGAACCAATGGATTGTTTTAGCGAACGCGTTAGATCACAACGATTTAAACAATCTCAAAGCAATGTATGAGTCGTTAGAAAATGAGAACGGCGATTTAAAACAGATCAATGCCAAACTCATGCTAAGCGATGTAGCAATTAAACAGGAAAATACTGCATCGAAAGAAAAAGCGGATGGTTTAGCACAAATCAATTCAAAAATGATGCTTGCTTCGTTCCAAAATAGCAAAGACATTTCAGAAATTAAAGAGCAACTAAATCCAGCTTCAAAGGGAGGTGAGTAGTATGTTTAGTTTTAGCGATGTGAAAATGATGTATGATTGGGGCTGTTTTACTGACGATCAAGTTCGACTATTCGTTCCACTATGCATTACAGACGAAGAAGCAGATAAAATCATTAGCAAAGAAGAGAGCGCATCTTAATTGATGTGCTTTTTATTTTGATTCAAGGAGTTGTCACATGATTAATTTAGGGGAATGGGGAATGATAGCAGGATCAATAACCGCTATCGTTTCTTTGATTTTATTAGTAATAAAACCAATTACTGCATCTTTCTCGAAGATTACTGAGACTCTTTCAAAAGTAAGCCGAAACTTAGATTTACTGACTAAAGATTTAGAATCGAGCAAATCTGATCGCATTACTATTCATGAAGAATTGAAGAAACATGATGAAAGATTAGATACACATGCAGAAAAATTGGTGGAACACACGCAACAAATTAAAACTTTATTTAGAGAAAGATCTCGGTAAAAAAGAAAGGAGTTAAGAAGAAATGATTTTACCCGATAAGTATTATCAAGTCATTAAATGGACGGTTTTAACAGTATTACCAGCTGCATCTGCTTTAGTAGCCATGTTAGGGAAAGCGTATGGATGGAATGGAACAGATATGACAGTTCTGACTATCAATGCAGCAGCAACATTTTTAGGCGTTATCACTGGTGTGTCGGCTTATAATTTGAAAAAATAGGAGGAAAAAAATGAAAAAGAAAATTACTATTACTGCGATGAGCCTGTTAACGGCTCTTTTTTTATTGCCGATTAATGGGTTTGCCTATACGATTAACAATGAATTTAATTTGGGCCCAAACGAAGGTAGCTCACAAGTAGCAAATAATCAGTACATTTTACTGCATGAAACGGCTAATGAAACAGCAACAGGACGCAATGAAGCGCAGTATATGCAACGTTCATGGACTAGCGCTTATACTGCTTATATTGTGGGAGACGGCGGAATTGTTTATCAAGTCGGTCAACCTGGTTATGTACAGTACGGTGCTGGTTCGTATGCTAATGCCAATAGTCCTGTGCAAATCGAATTACAGCATACACATGACAAAGCAACTTTTGAAAAGAACTATAAAGCATACGTTGAATTGGCTAGAGATTCCGCTAAGAAATACGGTATTCCATTAACATTAGACACGCCTTATAACCAACCAGGAATCAAATCGCATTTATGGGTAACACAAAACATTTGGGGCGATCATACAGATCCTTACGGTTATCTTTCTGAAATGGGCGTAAGTAAAGAAAAATTAGCCTATGATTTAGCTCATGGATTTACAGATGAAAATCCAACGACTTCTGAAAACAAGCCTGTCATTGATCCAACTAGAGCAGGTGCTGCAAATCCTACACTGACAGATGGAACGAATCATTCTCACATTGATCAGTTTGGGGAAATCGAAAATGCGAACTTGCACGTCGCTGGTTGGCACATCGCTAACTATAAATACGAGTACATTTTTATCATGGACTATAATACTGGCAAAGAGTTAGCACGAGTAAATGCTAATGGCGTTTCACGTCCAGATGTAAACCAATCTTATAGTACTTATGGAAACGTTGGTTATCATGTATCGTTCAACATGCGTAATTTTCCTAATAAGAAAGTCTATGTCATGATGCGTGCAACGAATGATCCAGAAGGGAACACTAAAGGCGGAGCACAAGATTTTCATGATAAGCGTTGGTATTTGAATATTCCACAACGATAAAAAATAGCCCCCCGTTGAGGGGCAGTACATAAGATTAAGGGAAGCTTACTTAGTCATTATATTTTGGTATAATGATAAAGAGGTGATGAAATGAATTGGTATAAGCCCGAGTATATGGGTACCGTTGCGGATTGGATAGGTATAGTAGTAACTGCTCTTACCATATTCTTTACAGTTAAATACTATTTAAATGATAATAAAAGAGAATTTAGAATAGTACTATATCCACTATATACTAAGGAAGAGAAAGGAATAACCTTCACTTCTGCTCAACCTTTATTTTATGAATTTTACGCAGTGAATTTCTCGAAAAATCCCGATTCTGTATATTTTTATACTATCAGACCTAAGAGAAATATTTTGGATAAATTATTTTTCAAATTCCTAAAGATCAATTAAGTTTAGCCAGTCCTTTTGAAGAAAAATTCGCCAGAATATCAAACTTTAGGATCTAAAGAAAGAACAAAGATAGAAAAAATAAAAGTAGAATCACTTTATGCTCATTTGTCATATTTATATCAACGCACCAATAAAAATAGATACTTAAAAAAAATGATTTTAGAAATTGTGTATCTTAATGTAGAAGGGAAAGAATTTAGTAAACCGATAGTATTTCCGATAGAATTAATACGACAATACATGGAGGAACAAAAAAGAGTGGCTAGAGAATTACAAAAAATAAAGCCATTAAAAGAATTTCTAAGTGATGAGAGTGATAGTGAATGAGCTGATAAGTAACACAAAATAAGATCAAAAAATTTCCACGATAAACGATGGTACTTAAATATTCCGCAAAGATAAAAATAGCCCCTCGGTGAGGGGCAGTACATATAATTAGGCTACATCTGCAATTTTAGTTATTGTTATAAAGACGGCTAAGATGTAAAATTAACATATATTTATAACAAATGATCGGAGAAGCAGCTGTTGGAAGAATTACATTTATTTTTTGATGATTCAGGCGTCTTGCATAGGAATGCACCTAATAGATTTTTTGTCTACGCTGGATACGCATTCATTGGCAAGGATAATAAAGAAATTGCAAAAAGAAAATATAAAAAAGTGGTTCAACGAATCCAAACCAAACGAGGTAACAGAGAAGAATTAAAAGCTTGTTATTTAGATAAAAGTGAAAAATACGAATTATACAGGGTTTTAAAAAACGAACATAGTATGGGATTAACAGTTGATATCAAAAGGGTACAGTCAAATATTTTAGATCATAAAAAATCAATACACAGATATAAAGATTATGTATTAAAAAGACTGGTCAAAGAAAAAATTAAGTTGCTGATAAATAGAGGATTATTGAATCCAGAGGACGACTTAAAGCTATGTATCTGTGTGGATGAGCAAGCCACTGCAAGTAATGGCTATTATAATTTTGAGGAATCAGTATATGAAGAACTAAAAAATGGTGTTCATAATTTTAATTATGGTGTATTTTATGAACCTATTTGGAAAGGTAAGTTAGAAATAAATGTGTCTTATTGCGATTCTAAACATAATTATTTGATACAAGCTAGTGATATATTGGCAAACAGATTATGGACATCGTTCAAGATTGATAACAGAGAAATGAGAAATATACCGGAACATTCTTGTATGAGGTTGCCTTAAAAAATAAGCTAAATTTTTTTAAGCATAACTATTGCATTTAGCAGATAGTTACTTTATGATTAACTTACAGGCGAATTAATTTCGCACTGCCGACACAAGGAATACGATAATAATTATTAAGCGTAATGTAAGTACGCCGTCCCTTGTGGGCCACCTCCAAAAGGTGGTTTTTTTATTTAATTTTAATCAGTATTGTATTTGTATTTTCGTTCTGCAATTAACTCTTCTAAATGCTTAAATATAGTTCTTTATATTAAATCGTGTTAGCCTTGTGTCACCATTACATTCGTGTTATACTAAACAAGTAATCTAATTTGAAACGTAATCTGAGCGATATATTCACACTATAAAAACTCCTTTTACAAAGTAATATTAATTGCAACAAAACACGTATTATATACGTATCAGGAGGAAATATATATGAATAACGGTACAGTAAAATGGTTTAACTCAGACAAAGGTTTTGGATTTATCACTGGAGAAGATGGAAATGACGTATTTGCACATTTCTCAGCGATCCAGGGAGAAGGCTTCAAGTCTTTAGATGAAGGCCAAGCAGTTACTTATGATATTGAAGAAGGTCAACGTGGCCCTCAAGCAGTAAATATTGTAAAATAATGTTGAACTTTAAACACCTCATTTGAGGTGTTTTTTTATTTTAAGCTAGATACCGTAATTATTGCTAGCAATTTAGAGTAGTTCGTTACTAATTAAGGAGCAAATAAAATTATTATAATATAAAAAATCTAATCAAATAATAGACTAAAAAATAACGATATGAGATAATAAATAAAGAAAAAGCTTCAGATACCTCCTAACCCTAGAGTCTTTCCCCAAAAAGATAAGTATCTGAAGCTTTTTTCTTTTTATGACTTGGAAATAATAGCATAAAATAATATCTTTTACAAAGAATAAGCACAATCTAGTTTTTTGCTATTAAATGTGTAATAATAAATATGCCATCTCAACATGAAGAATGAAACCCATTATTATCTAGTCTATGTCCATTCTTTTTGTTTGCAGGAGTTGTGATGGTTTCTCGTACCTTTAGCTCAGTTGGTTAGAGCAGACGGCTCATAACCGTCCGGTCGTAGGCTCGAGTCCTACAGGGTACATTAATGTAGCCAATTGAATCGTTCTGTGTTAGAATTTTTTGAAGAGTTATTATACAAGCTAAAGCTTTTCTTCATTGCCACTCAAATGAGTGGCTTTTTTATGTATCCTTTTATGGATTAATGAAAGGATGTTTCACATAGTTATACTTCTGTATATTTGAAAAGTTTTACTTTGATTTTTAAATGGAAAGACATTTGGGTTATATTGTGAGATAATAATAAAGAAGAGTTTAAAGCGTTCCCCAAAAACCACTCCCCCATAAGTGTGTTACGCTTTAAACTCTTTTATATTTGAAGCCATTAAAAAGCATACCATATAACTGTAAAAAATAATGGGAAAAAGACTTATAATTGGAGTGATAGTTAATTAGTGACTTATTTTTGATTTTATAGCACTGATACTATAAAATATAGATATCATCATATTACACAATCTTAATACTAACTTAAAATTATCTCCTTTTATAAGTATGGTGATAAAATCCGTTCCGGGCTACCTTTTTAGGTAGCCTACTTTAATCTTTATACCTTTCTGGATCAACGAAAGTATACTTTATATAGTCATAACGCCGATGATCGCTACGTGCGTCCGGCACGTCAGTCACCACATCAAACAAAAAGTATACATCCTTCTTCATTCTCGTTTTCGCAGCAGGAATTTTGAAATAGTTCTTATTAGAATAGTAGAGATTGATTAATAAGCTATCTTCGATTGCTAAAAAGAAAACTTCTGAATCCCATACTTTATAAAAGTCTTTGATAAATCTATTTGAAGGATCGAATTTAAACCATAATTGTGTCTCATTAAAAAGCATAACCATTACTCCAATCAGTTTTTAAACTTAGTTTCTACCTCTAATATATATCGAGTTTTTATTTTGCCTTCAGAGAATACCGTTTCTTTTTTTGCAGTTACAGGTTGTTTATTTTCGGAAAAAGCTAATATAGCTAAAATTGAAACATCCATCTGGAATTTATCTTTTTCGTTGCTTTGTTCATAAAAATCTGCATATTCATCACTGATATTTTTTCTAATAAATTCTTCCATCATAAAAATCACCTCAAAACGATTATACGAACTTATGTTCTGACTGTAAAGCGATATTTGAGGGGCAAAAAAGGGGCAAAAAACTCTTACTAGTCCGTTCTAGCCTAATAATTTTAAGTATTATCAACGTTGTTTTTTCTTGATATAATGGGATTTTTGTCCAGTACGTACAAGCTAAAAACGTTTGTCTTGATGGGCGGTATGATGTAGTAATTAAGAAAGAACCCTATTTTAACAGGGTTCTTTCTTCTTTTTTTGTTTTATTTTAAGCAAAAGGGGCAAAGAAGGGGCGAAAATATCAAAGGCTATTTAGTTTATCAATTACTTGTTGTTTGGCTCTTTTTGTTACATGGTTATAAATAGACAGAGTTGTGTTTGCATCAGAATGCCCTACACGCTCCATAATGGCTTTAAGAGGTACGCCTAATTCAGATAATAGTGAAACGTGGCTATGTCTGAATATATGTGAGGATAGACTTTTTTCTAATTCCAACTCTTCCTCTACTTTATGGAGTATAGCGTTAAATGAGTGCAGCGCAAGCGGAGTGCCACTTGTAGATATAAATATATATTGATCGGGATCTGTGGGTCTACCTGCAAGAATATTGTCAGCTATCACACTTTCAATCAATTCTTTTGCACGATTGGGTAATTGCACTTCACGTTGCGAATAAGTATTTTTTGGAGTTGTTTTTATAGCATTATCCATTTTCACAGATGTGTAATCTAAGGTCCCATTAATGGAAATTTTCCCATCCTCATAGTCCTTCATTTGCAAAGCTAGCAATTCCCCATATCTCAAACCAGTTAAATATAGAAACTCAGCTATTATGCCGTGTAGTTTTCTGCGAGGATTGGAGTATAGCTGTTTCAGTATTTGATCAATTTCTTCTTTCTCCAGATATTTTTTATTCATAGAAAGCCTTCTTTTTTCTTCTTCCACTTTTTTAGGATGGATTTTAACTGCTAGCGCAGGGTTTCTTTGAATGTATTTTCTATCGATTGCATAGTTTAGCATAACAGATAGAGTTGTTTTTGTTTGTTTTGTGTAGTTCAGTGAGAGGTCACCAAACGTATACATATCTTCAATTATATTATTAATGAGTGTCTCATCAATGTTTCTAACGATCGTATCATCGCTTATGTGCTTAGAAACATGTTTCATCATCATTGGAACCTTCAAATAGCTAGTACGTTTAACATGCTGCTTATAATATTCATACCATTCTTTATACAGCTTACCAAAAGTGATATCTGATTTATTGTAATCTTCGAGTGCTTCTTTAATTTTTTTATCTAGAATTTTCTGAGCTTTTTTCCACGCTTGTGGTGAATTACTTGTAAGTGTTGTAGATTTTTTCCGTGTTTTTTCTGTATAAGGATCTACATATCTTTCAATAAACTTGAATCGCCCATCTTTGGTTTGTTCAACCCACACTTTTAACATCTCCTATCATTTGCTATAATAGGCATAACAAATAGACCTATATAGGTTTGTTTTCTAAAAGCACGCTCTTACTCTGGACGGTGGGGCGTGTTTTATTATTACTTAATTTCTTTAATGTATTTTTGGTATTGTTTTTTAGAAACTTCAAACTTATTATCACAGGCTTTACACGTCACGCTATAATTTTTTTTAATAAAGGAACAAAAAAAGATAATAGCATCATTATTCCTCCTAAAGGAATCATTATTAACCATCCAATTATAGGAATCCAAAAGCCGAAACTTAGAAGCATTAGTCCTATAAAAAAAGCATACAACCATTTGATCTAGGGGACGTTACAGAAACTCTGTTACTGCCACAATTTTTACATGTAATAATATGTTGACCTAAATTTTTTTCCATCCTAACTCTCCATTTCTATGGTAAAATAGATTTGACTTTTTAAATGAAGTCGCTCTCATGAGTCCGTGTTGCAGCACGGGCTTTTTTTTACTGTGCATAAGAGTATTTTTTCTTGAAATATGACTGGCAAACATTAAAACATTCTGTTCTTAACTTGTTATTGATAGAGTAGAACTTCATGAAATTTTCTAATTTGAACTGAGTTTCATCAGTCAGTTCATTCTCAATAAAGATATTTAGTAAAATCATAATTGCAATTTTATCAGCTTCAGTTTCGAATTTTGAATGAAAAGTTGTAGAGTTATCGTACAGTACTGAATATTCAAAATGTGAAGCAATGAAATGACCGAGCTCGTGGGCTAAATGAAAAGCTTCAGAACTGTCTTCGTGTAGTTTTTCATTCAAAAATACTATTCTTGGTTTTGGATAATAAAAACCTGGTTCTTCCATTTCCATATAGATTAACTTTAAATTATACTCACTCAGCATTTCTTTCAACTTTAAATACATACACCCCATCACTCCAACTATTCATTTTCTTCTAAAGCTTTAGCAATTGCAATCGCTTTACGCATTGTCTCCTTAGATATTTCTTTTCCGTCAAAAGAGAATACAGTATCGTCTTCTGATAAATCCACATGTTTAGGGGTTTCTCTTTCTTCTCTACCTAGAAGATAGTCTACAGAGACTCCAAAGTAATCAGCTAACCGAGCTAACTCAATAGAATTAGGAGTTTGTCTTTTCCAACTTCCTAAATATCCATTCGAATACCCGAAATTCATTTCGAGCTGTCTAATGGATAATCCTTTTTCTTTTGCTAACTCCTTTATTATTTCGTAAGTATTCATTGATAAATCAACCTTTCTGAATGCTTACAAAAAAAGTTTAGATAAATAATGTAAAAATAGTTGACTTATATACATTATTAATCTATACTATGTTTTGTAAACAAGTTTAACAACTAAAAAGACAACAAAAAATACTATTGATTAATAAATGCCAACCGCCAAGAAAGCTTTTTAAATCAAAGTTTATATGTCTTATTTAACTATGCATTTAGTATAGATTATTAATCTAATAAAGTCAACGCAGTTTTTTAAAAAGTTGTTAAATTTGTTTACGAATATAAAAGAAAGGAGAGAAATAGATGGAAAATAAAAAAACTGAATTAATAACTGTAGAAATAATCGGAATTGATGATGCAACAAAAAAAGCTGAAAGATATATTGAGTTATTAAAAGAAGCCAAAACGTTGGCAGACGAATTGGCTTCAAAGGAATTTGAAATTGAGATTAAGCAGGACTAAACCTTGCCTTTGAAATCAATTTCAGCTCCGCAATATTTACACTTGTTTTTTCCATTAGATATTTTAAATTTTTTTACCACAGGAAGGACAAGTATAATCGACGCCCTTTCTGTGTCCATTTGGTATTCATTACAACTTTAGTGCCGCCATCGGCTTTCGGAATCTCACTTGTGTGCGATTTTGTGTATCCTTGGTTCATATGTTTTCGGTAAAGTATCCATTGTCCGCTAACTTTATGTTGAACACCTAACTCGTTAAGCAATTTGTTTAGAGCAATTGCCGACATTCCGTAATCAGCTGCAATTTGAGAAGTCGCTACCGTATCTGTCGATGAAAGAATCGTATCTAAGTAGCTAATCTTTGGTTCGTACTCGGCAATTTGTTGTTCGAGTAATTGGTTCTTTTCTTCTAAATCTGCTGCTAAACGCAATGCTTGTGCAAAACTTTGAGGTACATTTGAATAGCTACCTGTTTTTCTGATTGTTGGAAGGACTTCTTCCATTACCCAAGCCTCAAATTTTTCAGCGCTTGGTAAGTTCGATTTGATAATCAAGCGGTAAACATCTGATTCTGGAATAACTTTGAAAGATTGGCGACGACCTAGCGAATCGCTACCCCATGTTTTTACGGCTTTTTTACAATGTTTATTAGTAGCATCGCTCGGGTTTTTGTATCCTAATGTTTTAGCGACATCATTTGCTACGAAATACGGAATGTCATTTTCTAGAAACGTCCGAACTTCGTTTTGTTCGAAATTGAAAATTTGTGGTGTGTTCATTTTTTCATTCCTTTCTTTGGTATAATTTCCTTATCAGTGTGACAGGCTGAAATAATTGATAAGGAGGTGGCAACTTTGAAAGACTATAAATTGGATTTCCAGTCTGAATTGCCCATAGAGTTCGTAAATGAATTCAAAATTGAGGCGCCAGATAAAACTCGTACATTATTTACTTTCAACCACGATATGATTCTTCAAGAATTCGAAGATGATACTGTAATATGCGTTGCTCGTGATAGTGAGTTTTTAACTATCTATTCGAACCGTAAATTCAATCAGACAATACCGGTACGAAGCAAGAAGGTTATTATTTATTTTGAGGAATAAGCTTTCCTTCACCCGTCTGCGGATCATATTCTATTTTCGATTCTGGATGTTTGCGTTTAGTGTGCTCCTTGCTACTTCCGATAGCTTGGAGCAATTCTGCTATTTCTTGTGGCTTTGCTTCAATGCTAATTTTCATGTTGTTACCTCCTTCTCTGGTATACTCACTGTAGAAAGTGAGGTGGATCTATGAGTAGAAAAACCAGTGTTAAAATCAGTGGCGACCTTGAAAAAATCATAAAATCCGAAGCAAACAAGATTTTAAAAAAGGGCGTCGATTATACTTGTCCTTCCTGTGGTAAAAAAATTAAAATATCTAATGGAAAAAACAAGTGTAAATATTGCGGAGCTGAAATTGATTTCAAAGGCAAGGTTTAGTCCTGCTTAATCTCAATTTCAAATTCCTTTGAAGCCAATTCGTCTGCCAACGTTTTGGCTTCTTTTAATAACTCAA